TAAGGAAGAGAAAAGAGTGGAATATGGTGGAGAGCCTCTGAGCTTTATAATTACTCCGAAGCTGCTGGTGGAGATCGCTAAGAAGTCAAATGAGTGTTACATATCAGAGAAGCAATTGAGGGTGAAGGGGGACAAGTTTACATTCGTGTGTTGTGTTGGGAAGCCTGGAAGCGATAAGCCTGTCGAGAAAAAACAAAAACGGAAGAAGTCAACGGACGATGACGAGTAATATGCCATGCCCGGATTCTTTCCCGCCAGTACATTCACTAAAGTAGAGGCACCCTCTATAGTGCCACGCTGCGGTGCTTGTGGATTGTACAAGAAGTGTAAGTCTCCGAAGATGCCCGCCACGGGCAAGGGCCGGCGGAGTATCTTGGTAATCGCTGAGGCACCCGGAGAGCAGGAGGACGAGGAGGGGGCGCAGCTGATTGGGAAATCAGGTCAGCATCTTCGCAAGTCATTACGGAAGTTCGATGTTGATCTAGATAGGGACTGCTGGAAAACGAATGCAGTAATCTGTCGCCCGCCTAAGAATGAAATCAAGGACGAGTATATCGAAGCCTGTCGGCCATGCTTGAAGAAGACGGTGGCCCAGCTCCAGCCCCGAGTGATAATCCTCTTAGGAGCTGCTGCAGTGAAGAGTCTCATCGGGGCCGTCTGGCGGGAGCAGATAGGTACATTGACTCGATGGGTAGGATGGACAATACCATCACAGCAACTGAATGCTTGGTTGTGTCCTAACTACCATCCGGCCTATCTAGTACGCCAGAACGATCCCGTATTGCAACTATGGTTTGATCGTTATTTGGAGAGAGCCCTTGAGCTGGACGGCACGCCGTTTCCTGATGGGGCGCCGAATTATGAATCTGAGGTTGAGCGGATTTATGATCCATTGGCTGTCGGCCATCGATTGAAAAAGGTGTTGGAGAAAGGTGGGACGATCGCATTCGATTATGAGACGGATCGTCTCAAGCCGGATAGTCTAGGCGCCAGGATAGTGAGCTGTGCCATTTGTTGGGAAGGGAAGAGAACATTTGCTTTCCCGTGGCATGGAGATGGGATTCAATGGATGGGTGAAGTCCTGAAGAGTGATAAAGTCAGAAAGATTGGGGCCAATATCAAGTTTGAGGAACGGTGGACAAGACGAGAGTTTGGGAGAGGGGTGCGAGGGTGGTTGTGGGATACAATGCAGGCTGCTCATGTGCTTGATAATCGGAGTGGGATAAATGGCCTCAAGTTTCAGTCGTTCGTCCGGTTGGGACAGGGACCATATGATACAACTGTGTCACCATTTCTGAAGGCTGATAATAGTAATGCAGCTAATCGAATTGGAGAAGTGGAGTTGAGCACACTGTTGCTTTACAATGGGATGGATGCGAGGTTGACTTGGGAGTTGGCTCAGTTACAAATGAAGGAGATGCAGGATGGATCTCGAAGGGAATATCAATGCTAGAAAAGCTGCCGAAGAACTGTTTGATATGGCTTGTGAGGAAGCTGACAAACAGACTCGCCCTCAACGGTTCTGGCGGGAGCTGCACGAACGGATTGCGGAGATGGATGACTGTCGTCCAAGGAAGAAAAAGCTGGTGCCGATGGATGACAGGGAGTGTGAGAAGTTTGAACAGCGTAGGCTGTCCTTTGGAAAGTTCAAGGATACTTTGATAAAGGATGTAGACTTGGACTACCTGACGTGGTTTGCAGACCAGCCAGAGCAAGAGATCAAGCATCTTATTCGACGGTATCTGGCTAACGGTCGAGTCAAACGGGAAGTGAATGGACTGTAATGAAAATCCAAGCAACCCGACAAGACGCCTACCAACTGATGCACGATGGGGCTCTAGCCCTAGCTCGGGTCGAGGCGGTCGGGATGCGGATTGATGAAGGTCGGTTAAAAAAGACTATAGAGAAGACATCCAAGCAGATAAAGGACATAACGGACAGGTTGCGGAGTGATGAGGTGTACCGGGTGTGGCGACGGCGGTTTGGAGAGAAGACAAAACTAGGGAGTCGGGATCAGTTGGCTAGGGTGCTGTTCGAGGAGATGGGGGTCAAGTCTAAAGGGGCGAAGCAGCTTGGAAAACGGGTCAAGATGGACAAGGACGCCCTCGGTAAGATAGACCTGCCGTTTGTGAAGGACTACCTCAAGATTGAGAAGTTGAAGAAGCTTCGTGGGACCTACCTTATGGGAGTGTTGCGGGAGGTAGTGGAGGGATACCTTCATCCAGTGTTCAATCTACATCTGGCTCGTACATACCGCTCCAGTTCAGACTCACCAAACTTCCAAAACATTCCGATACGTGATAAAGAGATCGGGAAGCTCATCCGGTCTTGTTTCATACCGAGGGATGGACACGTATTGGTTGAGATAGATTTCAAAGCCCTGGAAGTTTGTATCGCCGCGTGTTATCATAAGGATCCGGTGATGTTGGAGTACATCCACGATCCTAGCAAGGACATGCATCGGGACATGGCGGCTGAGTGTTACAAGCTGCCAGTCGAACAAGTGACAAAAGACGCCCGGTTCTATGCTAAGAACCAGTTTGTGTTCCCAGAGTTCTATGGTAGCTACTTCGCCCAAGTAGCACCTAACCTCTGGGAGTCGATTGGGACCTATGGATTGAAAACGGTAGATGGGGTAGGGCTACGGGATCATTTGAAGTCGAAGGGGATTGGAAACTACGACGCCTTTGAGCGACACATCAAACGGGTGGAGGAGAACTTTTGGGGTCGGCGATTTGTCAAGTACGCCCAGTGGAAGAAGTGGTGGCATGAGCGGTATCTCAAGACGGGCGGTTTCTCCATGTTGACTGGGTTCCGGGTGGATGGGGTCTATGCTCGGAATGACGTGATCAACTATCCGGTCCAGGGAGCCGCATTTCATATCTTGCTATGGTCGTTGATCCAGCTTGTTAAGTGGTTAGTGAAGAACAAGATGCAGTCGGTCATAGTTGGACAGATCCACGATTCACTAGTAGCTGACATACACAAGAAGGAGTTGGATGTCTTTCTGGCTCAGGCTCAGGAGGTAATGACAATAGCCGTGAGGAAACACTGGTCGTGGATAAACATACCGCTCACGATTGAGGTGGCGACCTCGGAAACGAACTGGTACGAGAAAAAAGAGATATCACTTTAGGAGATCAAGTTATGATCGAGAACACTTGTGGTGCTCCAGCTACTCCAAATGGTAAACTGAGCAGGATCTATCCCGTGGCTGGGATGCGGGTCAGGTTTAAGCAGGTGTCTCACTTAGTAGACGTACCCGACAGTAACATGAAAATCCCCGTTCACGAGGATCCTAAGGGAGGTGTCGGAACGATCCAGGTGTCGAATCGGATAGGCAACGAGTGGCGGTTGTTTGTGCTGCCAGACAGTGAGTTGAAAAAGAAGAGGGACAGGATTACGATTCTGTTGCGGATACCCCCAGACGTCGCGGAGGTGATTGACGGGTGACTCCTTATTTCGTTAAGGATGGAATTGAGCTGTATTGTGGGGATTGTCGTAAGATTATCCCGCAGCTCAATCTGTCTGAGGTTTCTTTGGTGCTAACCGATCCACCGTATCCAGAGGACAAGAGGTTTGAGGGTACACACGAACTAATACATGAGGTGGCGGAGTTGATTTGGAGATTGGTGCCGGAAGATTGTTGGTTAGTGTCTGATCTGTTTCGGCCACGTCTCGAGGATTGGCTGGTTTCGTGGAGGCCTTGGATTTACTATGATATGTTAGCTTGTTTTGTGAAGAATAGTATGGCGAAGTGTGCTTTAGGTGTAGATAGGCTAACACCATCTCTTTTGTTCAAGAAGGGAAAGCCCAAGGTATATAAGAAATGGTCAAACGTGATTACGACTGTGAGACAGGCTGGAGGGAGAGGATGGACGGGGCATCCAAGTCAAAAAAGTTTAGAGGGATACCAGAAGTTTGTGGCAATGTTAGCTGGGGAGGGAGTGACGTTTGATCCGTTTGTCGGTTCTGGAACAACATTGGTAGCTGCTATGTTTTTGGGAAGAAGGGCGGTTGGGATTGAGTTGAGCGAGAAGTATTGCAAGCGGATAGTGAAAAGGATTGAACAGAGAAACCACGTAGGAACGAATCTTCGTCCGGGATTCCCTGGGCTCAAACTTGATCTAGGAGAGAACGAATGAGTGAGAATGATCAGATGGAACTGTACAAGAAACATCGGCCTCGTAAGCTGAGTGAGGTGGTAGGCCAGGAACACATCACCAAGCAGTTGATTGACCAGTTGAAGCGTGGTGCTGTACCTCATACCATTCTACTCTCCGGGCCGAGTGGGTGTGGCAAAACAACGATCGCCCGGATACTCCGACGGCGATTGAAGTGTAGCGACTCTGATTTCCAGGAGTTGAACTGCTCGGACTTTCGTGGGATTGAGATGGTACGGGATATACGGTCTCGTTGTATGCTATCTCCGATTGATGGGGAGTGTCGGATATGGCTGATTGACGAGGCCCAGCTTTTGACGAAGGACGCCCAGAATGCGTTTTTGAAGTTGCTGGAGGATACTCCCAGCCACGTCTACTTCTTCATTGCAACGACCGAACCCCAGAAACTCCTTGTAACGATCAAGACCAGGGCAACTGAGTTCAAGGTCAAGACCTTGAATGATAAACAGATGGCAGAGCTACTGTTGTCTGTTTGTGGGAAGGAGGAGTTGACAGTTACGGAGGAAGTACGGGACAAGGTTATTGAGTCGGCTGAGGGCAGTCCCCGTAAAGCTTTGGTGTTGTTGAATCAGGTGATGGGTCTCAAGGATGAGACAGAACAACTGGCTTCAATTGCTGCGGGGATGGCTTCCAAGGATGCAATTGAGTTGGCTCGGATTTTGATAAAGCCGCGGGTCCAATGGGGTGACGTAGCGAAGGTACTCAGTAGCTTAGATGATCTTGATAATCAGGCCGAGTCGATTCGTTACCTTGTTCTGGCTTACATGAGCAGCATTGCCTTGAAGGGTGGGAAGATTGCCGGTCGGGCTTGCGAGGTGATAGCTTGTTTCAGTCGTAATTTCTTCGACAGCCGGAAAGCGGGATTGATTTTGGCGTGCTGGGACGCCGTAAATCCGGGGTGACGAAACCCGATAATAGGGTAGGGGGTCAGAAATGAAAACCGTGGAACAGGCTCATGTAGTTTTTGATCGATCAGTCAGAGAGGCTTTGGGCTACATTGAATTGGCAAAGGGTGTTAGGGATGAGCAGGCGAAGAAGGATATGATAGAAGGGGCTCTTGAATCCTTGCGTCGGTTTAGTGATGATGATGAGTTGATCGATGCTATGTACGACGCTATGTACGACGAAGACATGGTTGAGATGAAAAGGGAAGAGCCCTACCTATGAAAAACGAAGACATTGAACTCGATATCTCGATAGATCCCAACGAGCTGGATAGGGAGTGGATCAGTCAGCCCAAGCTATATTTCAGATACGCCTCTATGCTGGCCGACGCCAAGCGAGATTTAGATGCTGCGAAGGTAGAGCTTGATCTCACCCAAGCCGAACTGGACCAGTCGATTCGGTCCGATCCGGAAGCGTTCGATATTGGGAAGGTGACGGAGGCGGCCATTAAGGCAGCTATACCGACTCAGAAGGAATACCGTAAAGCAGCTAAGGCATTGTCGAATGCCAAGCACTTGGTAGACGTGTTGACGGCAGCCGTAGGAGCACTCGACCACCGCAAGACAGCCCTATCAAAACTTGTGGATTTGTTCCTCGCTAGCTACTTTGCAAAACCGAAGGCGTCCGAGAACGCCAGGGAGCGGATGGAGGATGTAGAGAGACGGTCCATTAGACGAGGCCGTATGAGGGAGGAGTGATGGAAGTGGTAATTTTCATCTTGACGTGGGCAGCAAGGATCGTGTTTGGTGTAGGACTGTTTCTGTTTCTTATCTACACCGGAGTGAAGATAGGGACTTATGCGTTCTATAGAGGACGCTCAATCTTTTTCAACGAACAGGAGAACAAAGATGGCTCGAAGAGAGGAAAGAGATCGTAAGCGTGCTGGTTCCGGTCGTCGTGATTCACAGCACAAGTCGGGAGGGGATTGGACAACGATCACCATTCCTGACGGAGTGACAATGTTTCAGCCGAAGGAAGGAACCTATCGGTTGGACATCATTCCGTACAAAGTGGGGAAAGGCAATCCCTACGCTGATGAGGGTTTGTGGTACTATGAACGAACGTTCTTCAATCATCGGGGTATCGGACCGAATAACGACTCGTATGTTTGTGCTGCCAAGACTGCAAACGGTCGTTGTCCGGTCTGCGACTACCGGGCCAAGTTGGCTCGTGATCCCGACAGTGATGAAAAGCTAATCGACAGCCTCAAGCCGAAGGAACGGCAGTTGTGGTTGGTGTACGATCATAAGGATGCTGACAAGGGAGTGCAGCTCTGGGAAGTCAGTCACCACTTGTTTGGCAAACTTCTGGACAAGTTGCGGAAGGGAGCTGAGGACGACGAGGATCACGTTCGTAACTTTGATGACCCGGAAGCTGGGGCAACGCTCAAGGTGACGTTCAGTGAGGAGTCATCGGGTAAGTACAGCTTTATTGAAGCTGTGGGTATCGAGTTTAAGCCACGGCCGAACGGTTTGGATTCCGAGCTGCTTGACCACGGTATCTGTTTGGATGAGGTAGTGAAAATCCTGCCTTACGACAAGGTCAAGGCGATTCTGCTTCAGACAGATGATGAGTCGGACAGTGATGATGATGACGACGACGAACCGGCCCCAAAGAAGCCCAAGGCCAAGCCTAAGAAGGATGATTGGGATGACGACGATGAGGACGAACCAGCTCCCAAGAAGAAACCAAAGAAGGTGGTCTCCAAGGATGAGGATGAGGACGAGGACGAAGATGAACCGGCTCCCAAGAAGAAACCAAAGCGAACCTCACCGCCAGATGACACTACTACGGCAGATGAGAAGGGACTCGAAGAAGGCATGATGGTGAAGACCGAGGGTTGGGGTATCTGTGAGATTACCCGGATCTCCCAGGATGGAACGAGTCTTACTCTCAAGGACGAGGATGACGAGCTCCACAAGGCAGTGGGTGTAGATGACGTGGAGCTGATCAAGACCAAGAAGAAGCCGGCTACCAAGGATGATGATGACGATGAGGACGACGACGAACCGGCTCCGAAGAAGAGTAAGAAGTCTGTCGAGGATGACGATGATGAGGAGGAAGACGATGCCCCTCGCCCTACCAAAAAGTCTTCCAAGACTTCAGGGAAGACTGCGAAGACGACATCCCGTTCTGAAGATGACGATGATGATGACGATTGGGACAATGACCCTCCCAAGAAGTCGACAAAGAAGAAATCGGCTCCCAAGGACGACGATGATTGGGACGATGACGACGAGTGAGTGACAAAGAGAACGGATCGGCAGCCGGTGTTAGTGGCAATGCACACCTCGCATTATTGGCTTTGGCTAAGTGGTGCGAGGAGGATCGTGGGAGCATGTCCCACCTGCCGATTTTAGGAGGATTGAGAGATGCCAACAGTCGAAGAGATCAAAAAGGCGATTCGTAAGAAGGCTCGAGTCTGGGTGCCCAAGAAGTTCTTGAGCACCGGCTCAACTACTCTTAATCTGGCTTGCTCTGGACGGATTGATGGTGGTTTTGCGGTGGGCACCTACAATCTATTTGTGGGTGATAGTGATAGTGGTAAGACGTTTTTGGGACTGACGTGTTTGGCCGAAGCCACAATTGATCCATACTTTGATGAGTACGATCTAATCTACGATGCTCCCGAAGGTGGGGCATTGATGGATCTCGAGCGCTTCTTCGGTCGGCGTTTGGTGGAGCGGATACGGCCACCAGCTATGAATGGTAAAGAACAGGTTCATAGTAGGACGGTTGAGGAGTTCTACTATCATCTGGATGATGCCAAGAAGCGGGGTAAGCCGTTTGTCTATGTACTAGACAGCCAGGATTGTTTGAGCAGTAAGGCCGAGATCGACAAGTTTGTGAAGACAAAACGGACGGCCCGAAAGCAGGACGCCGATAAGGCGGCGGGTAGCTATGGGGACAACAAGGCCAAGGTGCATAGTGCTAATCTGCGTCGAGTCTGTGGGGATCTACAGTCATTACACAGTATCTTGGTAATTCTGAATCAGACACGGGATTCGTTTAGTATGTTTGAGCATGGAACATTCAGTGGTGGTCGGGCACTGAAGTTCTATGCCAAAGTACAGTTATGGAGCAGTGTGGCTGGAAAATTGGAACGTACTGTTCGTGGGAAGAAAAGGCAGTTGGGGATCTACTCAAAGGTGAAGGTGAAGAAGAACCATATTACGGGCAAGGAGCGAGTGGTGATCGTTCCAATCTATCACTCATGTGGGATTGATGACGTGGGTGGGATGATTGACTATCTGGTGGACGAGAAGGTATGGCCCGAACGGGACGGAGTGATCAAGGTGACGGGGATGGGACCAGAGTTCAGCATGAAGCGGGAGAAGTTGATCCAGAAGATATTGGACGAGGATTTGTGGCAGGATTTGCGAGAGATTGTGGGGGAGGCGTGGCGTGAGATTGAGAAACAGTGTGAAGTGAAGAGGGCTCGACGTTATGACTAATGTAGTCACTATTCCTGTCGAGTTGAATATACAGTGGTCTGCTGAACGTAATGTGGGATTGGGAAGTCAAGGGTATCGCGTCCGCGTCCCCAAAGATGAAATCGAGCTGACGTACAAAGTTACGGTTCCACTTAATAATGGATTCGTTTTAGTAGAGGCAGTGGGTGGGATACCGAGTATAGTGAGGATTGGAGAAGTGGGAGTTAGAGAACTTGTGAAGAGTAAAGATTTGTTAGATGTGCTAGAGGAACGAAGGCAGATTTCATTTGAAG